CAGCTAGAGATCTATTGCTTATCTATCTGTCTTATTCTTACAGCAATGCTATACCAGTGCAGCCACGCCAATTTTTCTTCAGAATGGCCTGGCAAACAAAAATGGGTTCAATCATCACTGAAGATCCCAGAGAAGGTCTATTGGCTATTCCCTTATGCCGAATCTCTTGTAGTCTCACACGTCACCTCTGACAAAATGGCTCTGATTAAGACTTCTCTCACTAGACAACACCCAGGACTCACGGCCTATGGTCTAGATCAGTGGAACTCATGGATACACCAGAAGGATGTAGTGCTTTATACCCGAGATTTAGCAGCCGTCTGCAAACTCTTATCCCCCGACGAGGTGATCCAGGAGTTGTGGTGCACCCCAACTGTCGCAGACTTTCTCCAAACTGACCGAGACGGCAGGGTGGCTACCCTGCGGTTGCAAATGCCCGGAATTTTCCCAAATTCCTCCGGGAAGATAGTAAGGGATGACACAAGCACTACAGTAACGGTTGACCGTTACCTTCGCGTGGATGGAACAAGATCGGTGTGGTTATACCCCAAAGGGAAGACCGAGTCCAAGTTCAATAATGGATCAAATTTTGTCACCTCCACAGCCTTAGTTTCCCGGGCACTCGGAAACCAACTACCTCCTCACTTTACGTTGCCGGAAAAGGCAAGCATTTATGCTACTATGGGATACCCCGGTCAGCGTACTACTTGCCATAGTGAGGAATCCCGTGCAACCCGGGTAACCTGGCCCAAAGAGGTAGTCTTTTACGTCCACATCGCATTTCCCACAATCCACCTTCCAGGATTGAGCATGGACGAGATCAGGAGGCTATCTATGGCCATTAATATGGACCTGTCGCCTATAATTGAGGGATGGCGGTATTTCCTGCAGGTCCGGCGCACCTACCTCATGAGCAAGTATCCTACAGGGGGGACTCAAGCGCCATTTGAAATGGAGGGTCAAGGCCTCGATCCCACTCTGGTCAACCGGAAGACTGGGGAATCCATCACATCGCGAAAGCCCCACGGGATTGTGGCATCCAAGCCGCTGAAGCTGTGGAGAAAGGAGGTGTTAGGGGAACTTGACCTCGCAATAGGATACCCTTCACCCAGCTGGCTGGTGTGCAGAATTCGCAGGAAGGGCGAATTCGATCTGAGCTGGGAAAACCGGTGCGAGCTGGGGGATAAGTACTTCGACGTCTTACAATACACCGGGGATCTCAGCGGATGGAAGTTGGCGTTTAATGAACCAGAGAAGGAGAGCCCCCCAAAAGCACATCCTGCATTAGACCCCAACTTCATTGCCCAGCACTTCCCATCCCCTCCATCCCCCCCATCTCAGCCGCAACCTGTCTGCCATCATCCTGTAGAAGTCAGGCAAGTCCATAGGATGGATCCCCCCTGCTTAAAGAACTCTATGGGGGAGGCATGTATATTCCCCACGCAGGGAGGGCCTGATATCTATGCTCAGAGGGATTATGCCAACAGGGGGATTATCCGTCAGTCAAGCGTGGAGGAGGAAAAGAAAGTGGATCCGTTCCCCGACGCGCGACCTGTGGATAGCGTCATGGTGGCTGCCCGAAAGCCCCTCCCGCCCCGGATGCCCAGCGACGCCGAGCTCATGGACCATGATGCTGCAGTGTGCGCCGCAAAAGCAGTCTCCCTCGTGTCTCACCCTGAGTCCGCAGCGCTTTGCAAGATCCTCATGACGGAACTCTGCCCCATAACGAAGCTGATAGAGGGGGACAGGGCAGAATTGGCGGAGTTGGCATTCGGAGGGGAGACATTAGCCGACTACATCCGGGCGTTGTTGGACGTATTATCCCATATACAGGCCCGGCAGTATCCAACACTCCACATAGTGGGATCTTCACGCAAACAGTACTGGCCCAAGGACGACGCCAACCGGTACGAATATGTAGCCGTAGGTAGTGCTGTTGAGGGCCCTCCCCCACCCCAGACCGTACCCCCCCCTCGAGCCGACGGTCGCCATAATCAGCAGAGCTCCTACAACAGGGATAACCAAGGAGCTAGGTCTGCGCCCCGGCAGGCCCCCTACCGGACAAATCAACCACCTAGGGGGAACATGGGATACGGCGGATACACAGCCCTCTCCACAATTCCCCTTCCGTTCCCAGGGGACAGCAAGAGCGAGGAACGCCACGAGGAGCAGAAGCGAGCTATGGAATCTATGGTGGAAGAGCAGAAGAAGGCACCATCTGCGCCCTCGCAGCCCCACTCCTCTGGAGAAAGGGTGGCGCCCACGGTCGACCCACATATGGGGGGGCAGCGACTTCTAGCACAACTAACCACCGACGGGCCCAAGACCGGTTTGCTGCAGAAGATTATGGGTAAGGCGGCAATTCAGGACTCCAAAACCCCCAATACTATTCGGCCGGCCGGGGGGGAAAATGCGGGAGGGCAACAGCAACCTGAAGTCTCTACTGTCAAGACCCCTCTTCCCCCAAGCCATGAGGTCGCCAAGAAAACGCCACCCTCACCCGCCTGTGCGGCCTCCCCCACCCCCCAGATAACTCCATCTACGAAGGACGAGAAGCCCCACAAGGAGGAGGATTCAGACCGAGATGATGGTTGGGAAAACATCAGCGGGAGGGAGAGGGACGGTTCTCGGAAAAAGAAGCAGGTGGTGTGGGTAGCCAAACAGACGGCCCCAGGATTCCGGGATGCTTTCCTACCCGAACCAACCCCTGGTGATCCACCAAAGCGGGCCCCTTCGAATCCCATGAAGAAAACGGCCACAACCCCTGCAACCCCTGCATCTCCACTGGATATATCTACAACCCCTGCCAGGCCCAGCAAGGGGGAAACAGTCCGCCCTATCCTCAAGAATAAACAACAGCCAGAGGCAGTTACACCCACCCGTAAGGCTGTGTCTCATAGCCCGGAGAGCCAGAGGGGACGGAAGCAGCAGAAAGGGGGGAAATCCAAGGAGAGAGGTGCTAGCGCAGGGAGTCGTAAAAATGAAAAGAAGACTCCTAAGAAGTCGGACCGGGCGCCGGGAAAGAAAGGGAAGACCTCTCGGAAGCCAAATCCTGCAGCCCACAAAGCGGTGCCACCTTCCAAAGGGCCCGCTCCCAAGCCCGAGGGAGCAGGCATGACCAAACAGCAACCCAAGAGGGAGGTGGATCTTACCTTCGCCATGCCTGCGCTCACAGAGGAAACAAAGGGGGAACCTACAGTCTGGAGACAAAAGGATAGTAAGCATCCAGACTGCGAGGCTGAGTGGCCGCTTCCACCACTCTTAGCCCCTGTTGCCAACCCCAAGCACAAGTCCCACAGCCGTCCCATGCCTAACCCCGATCTTGACAGGGAGCTTCCGCGCCACTATGGGACTATCATTTCCGAGAAGGACCTTAAGTGGGAGGCGGCGTCAGGAGAATTTCCATGGCTGTACGAGGGCACAACTCAGAATCCTAGACCTGCGGGGGAGGTGGCCACCATGGAGTCCGCCAGACTGTACAGCGGTATGGGGAAGGACCGCTTCTTTGAACTCACCGTGGAAGAGCAAGCAAAGGGGCGCACCAATTGGATCTCAGTCCTCCCTCCCGCCAGCCTGGAGGTGCTCCCAAACGTAGCCCAACCGAGCGGGGTGGTAATTGAGGAAGATGGTTCAGTGAACTTAGTAACACAAGTGGGGTGTTACCAGTTCTGCAAGTACCTATCCCTAATGAAACCAGGGGACCGCCTCACTTGGGCTGAGCGTCAAGCATTGCGGTTTTTGATCCTTCCGGGAATGAAAACAGCTCTGGAGGTTTACGCGGCTATAGTTTTCTTGTATGCTCATCGGGCCTGCGTGTCAAATCCCAAGGACAAGTGGACAGCAAGAGAGCTACACTGCCAGATACCCGTAGATGGAACGGAGGTCGTAGCCGCGACGGGAGCTATCACTGGACGAATAGAGTGTCTGCGGGGTCATGCGTACTACAGAGACCCCTCTCATCAGCTCCAGAAGTGGTTCCTCCAGCTATTTAATGCCACCTGCCCCCCTTACCCCGATCTCAGCAGCGCCCAGGAGCTGCTAGAGAAATGGCAACAGGTGCAAGCAGTCCAGTGGCCAGGATTGTCAGGCGTGCCAGCGTACCCAACCACGAACAAGTTCGCCCTTAGAGTCTCCCGAGCAGGGCCGAGCTTTTTGACAGCCATACTAGGTAGTCCTAAGGACAGTGGATATGAAATGAGGCTAGCCTGGGTGCAAGAGTACGCGGGGGGCATCGAGTCCGGTTGCTGCAATGATACGGCAGAGGCATCCCAGATGGTGGCAAGATTGGGCATCCGACTCCATATTGTGGTGTTAGTGGGGAAGTTCATAGAAGTACTCACCTTAGGGAATGGAAGAGACGTAGCAATTACCCTAGCAGGCCACTGGAAGCGGGTTTACCCGGACTTTGGTCATCCACTTTTGCGCCAAGCCTCACCCGCTCTTTACACCACGTGCGGGCCCACTACACCCATTCCATGCTCCGAAGGTGTAATCCCATTCCCTTACCCACGGGAGCACGCTCTCCACCATATGGCTCCCCTGGAGAAGCACCTCCACCCCTCAATTCTACGACAGAATCCTTTCCAAGATGGTCCAACGAAGAGAGTGCATAGCATCGCTGCCCGCAATGAAGCACAGACCACACCCATTGATGGTAAGGCCGGGGGAGCAGTCCCATTAGTAGCGGGAGGAGAGGGCAGCAAGGTTGAGGCCCCACCGGAGGGCCCAACCACCCTTGAACCACCGGTGCCACCAGGACCTTTGACGACAGTGTGGAATATGGGCCGGTACGTGGCACCAGCTGTAAACATCGGGCAGAGACTAGTGGGACCGAAAACATGCCACAACACCGAGCTCAACCCCGTGGAATTTGTTACGTATTACGAGTCTGTACAGGCCCAAGCCTCGCGGGATTATGCCATGTATTACAAGGATATACATACAGATCGTCAGCACCACTTTGCTTCACAGATAAAGGCCATTAGGTCTGCAAAGCCTGACAATATGGAGTCCCAGCTGCAGAGGGTGGAGGAGGAGCAAAACAAACCCTTCGGCCTGGCCGAACTGGCAGCATTTATCACATATCCCACATTGAAAATCGAGGAGACTGTGATTGAGGAGGTGTGTTGCCAGGTGCTTATGTACAACCCGGCCCCGGATGCAGGGAGCCACCCGATCGATATGCCCCCCCAGTATATGGAGGCTGAGAGATCGCGGCTGGCCGCACAGGAGAGTGAGTACTGGAGGCAGCGTTCAAAATTGACGGGAGAGGCTATGGCACGGCCGTCACCCGCGATCCTCACTAAAGCCCAGTATGAAAGCAGTATAGAGCCCTTCATCCACAACCGTGCTATAGAAGAGTACCGGGACCACCAAGCCGGATCTAATTGGATAGTTACTGCTGCCTCCGACCCACCCAAACTTTTCCCCTCTTATTGCTGCCGGGCTTCAGAGATCCCAGAGGGTTTCGACACCAGGGGAAAATTGGTCACCGCCCACGACGAGGCCTATCCGGAAAAGGTATTTGATACCGAACGACTCGTCACAATAGGGTGGGACAAGATGACCAACCGTCCATCGAATGACAGCGCAATATGGAAACGTATTTGGGTGCAATTCGAGGATCCTACAACCCGGTATTGGAATTCGACCACGGGACGGAGCGATGGTGAGTTGGGCTTCTCCCCACGACCCCGGAACCTCCCCCAGACTCCCCGGCCTCTCCTAGAGAGAAACTTAGTCAACCGGGGTCCTACTCGCCAATATCTCATCAACATGTGCGACCGCCAAGACCCCGAGCCGGTCGCACGAGCATACCCCCCAGAGAAAGCGACGAGCCCCCGGGAGACATCCCAGACTCCCCGGCCTTTAGCCGTTGGATTCCCCACAGGCCACTTGTTCGCCCCTCCAGCCAACAATATGACTAATCCCGGATTCTTTAGAAGGCTTCTAGACAAGCTATCTATGCCCCCCGATCCACAAGAGGACTGGGAGTTTATATCAGGGATATTGGTGACAGCTCGAGTCTGCCCAACCTATTGGGGAGACCTGGCTGCGCTTCTGCGGCGGATGCATGCCAGGGGGGTTCAGTTCCACACCATTGCCTCGAGCCCGGAGAGGTGCTCAGTGGTGTTCAAAAGAACGATGGCGGGGAAATCCTACTATGTGGGTATTTCAGATGGAGACCACCCCCGCATCCATGCCGATGGGTTCACCATGCCCATGCCCCGCCAGAAGTTCCCGCAGTCGTGCAAGAAAGCCATGGAGGAACTGGGATTCCGGGGGTTCAGTTACACGAAGGAGGTCCAGAATGCACATCATTATATGCGATGGCTTGATGACTATATGCAGTTGGTAAACCTGCATTTTATGTATGCAGACTGGATCGAGGCGGGGCTAGCTAGGGGGTTTGATGGCCGGTTTAGGCTGGTTGATTTAGCGAGTAAGCTGTCTAAACTTGTGCCGTGGTTGCCATCTATTACCACCCTGATCTCCTTCACACCAGCCTTCTCTCCAGGTGATGATTTGCGCCAGCGCCTCAATCAGACTTTCTCTATGAACCACCACGGGCCCGTCCATTTGCTCTATTTTCCCCAAGCAGTAGACGGAAGAACCGCTCCTTTAGACGCCTCCTTCTATGTCAACTCAAGCAATACGGCATACTACGAGGGAGTGGTGGAATTTCTCAAGAATCAGTCTCGCCACGTGCGCAAGGTGAGCGTTCTCGCAATCGCCTACGACCTCCCCGTAGGACATAATACCGCAGACCCCATCGGATTCGCACCCCAGAGCGAGAACTATTATCACCACCAGGGGACATATAGTGTCTATCTCAAACCACGGCAGACCCTGCAACACGGGGTGCAACGCCACGATTCATGGGTCACCTCTACCTCCGAGGGCAACTCCATGACCTATGCGCATTGGATGTTGAACAGATCTGATAAAGGCATGGACTTCGATTATATGGGGTTAGCATTTAGCTCCGTGATGCGGATACCAGTCGGGCCCTCGGCAACTCTTACAACTTACCACCTCACCCCAACGAATCGACCGGACACACCGCGGTCCATTACGGTAACGGAGCAGTCAGTGTCCAGCCACACCATCACAATGCTAGTGCAAACACCTCCCGAGAACGCGTTTTCACTAGCTTATAGGCTGCAGGGCCGTCAATCGGACACCATAAAATCTTTGAGGGCGGCATCCCATACCTGCGAGGTGGCGAAGGCTATACTGGAAAGTTCCCGCAGAGCCGGGGTGCGAATGGGCTACGTAGCGAGAACCCAATATAGCTCCAATCGGGTGTACTATGCAGCCGCACCCTTGGCGGGACGGGAGGAGGCATACACCTTCACGCGCACGGAGTACCGCTCCCTAAGAATGCATCTCGGAGGGTCCCATATGCCCAGCCTTGAGATTCCAGGAGTCCCGGACTGGGCGGAACTCTTTTGCTTGAGAGATACCCCGGCAGTGACAGACAGGGTGCAGGCGGTGCAGCAATGGGCGGAGTACTCCTCAACCCTCCCAAATTTAACGAGAGGTATAATGGCACGGAGTGATAGAGTATCTTCCCGGATAAAGTACTACGCTCACGGTCTCGTTAACACACATCAAATGCCTCCTGAGGATTGCGTTTGGACAGCAGACATGGTAGCATCACTTGGAATGATAGTGTTAACAAATGACTTCAAGCCTCTCAACGCCAAGACTACCATGTATTTCCTCCTCAACACATCCCCTCGCCCATACTCTACATCGCTAGAGGAGGTAATGGTGCGAGATCCCAGGTGGTTCGGGGGAGCAAGGGACTACGTCCAGATGACAGTGAACGACGTTGTGGCCAGTGTTACACGAGAAAGGTTGCGTATCGATCCCCAGCTCTATACAGACTACAACCGTACAGTCCCACATATTATTGGGGCTCCCCAGCTCGAAGCGCAACTGTATGTGTCGGGCACGAATGCACAGCCCAGCTGGGGAGGCAGGACCACTGTCACAACGGAGGGTATGGAGGCTACATCAGTGTCGGAGAATCGCTTGAACCAAATGCTAGCACCAAATCAGCGGGCGGATTTGGAGTATATGGACAGTGCGGGGCGGCCGCTCACTTTCTTAGAGACTGTCACCCATTTCCGGCAACCCACGACCAACTTCTCCAACATCGACTACGTGCGGACCTCCCCCGCCATACTCGACGATCACGCACTGGGTTATGACTGTATCCCTCTTATTATGGCCAACGACTACGCTAACCCCTTAGCCGCCACAGTCGCACGCCATTTCGCCCCTTCCCTGGCTCCGAATCCGGTCATTCTCGCTGACTACTATGAATTTGTTCGGGAGTCCATAGACCAGAGAAAGTCATTTGGCCACGCTGCTATCCGGCCAGTGACCTGCGAGGAAGTGTGGAAGGGAAACCCAAAGAGAGCTGCGTATATGACATCTATGGCACGCCTCAATGACGGAATAGCCGAACCGTCCAGTCAGCTACAGTTTATGATGAAAGCAGACGAGGCAAACCCTATGAACGACGACCCCCGACCACGAAACGTCGTCAGCCCAGGACTAGACGCCCGCACGCTATACTCCATTATTAACCACCAATTCCTCACCATTCTCAAAGCCATGTACCCCGAGGTGATCTTGGCCATGAACACTACGGAGGCTGCGGAAAAGATCTTTGCCCGCAATATGGCAAAACAATTGGGCGTAGGGAATCTGAGGCTGCTGTCTTTAGATGGGAGTGCGTTTGACAGCGTTCAGCATGCCAAGTCCATACTGTACACCGAGGGCCAATTTTTCGATGAATTTTTGCAGGCAGCTCTCGACAACTCCCCCATTCCCGAGGCATGGAAGCCATTTATAGTGGACTCGTGTTACAAGGAGGAGTGGGAGGTACATTCATTCGTTAAGGATGAAACTGGCCGCAGAAAGTGGATGCAAGGACATATGTGGGGCACTGTGCCCTCGGGCGTGGCATTTCGCACCACCTTCGGGAACTCCCTACGGCAACTCCACTATGTGCTGTATTGGATAACTATGTCAGGCGTTCCCTCCACAAAGTACAATGTGTACATCACCGGCGATGATGTAATGATAGCGGCCCACAAAGATGTCGTCCCTCAGCTGGTCGAGAGTTTTCCCCGGTACTGGGCTAAGAAAGCCAGCGGCACCCATGGCTTAGGCCAGAAGGCGGACGGACTCTTTGAGATAAACGGAACTCCCTATCCCTGCGCAGACTTCCTCTCAAAAATTTATATTCAGACAGAGACTGCAGCATACTTCAATAGGCTCCCTCATCGGGTGTTGACTATGTCGAATTATGCATCCGCGGTGCGGGTTGGGCACGCAAAGGGTAAGATGTCCCCACAAACCCACGCCAATGCAGTGACGAGCTCCTTATTCGCATCACTAGAGAAGGATCCCTTCTGGAGAGAATTGCTGGAATATCGCCTGACATTCAGCCAAAATTCGATGACGGAGGAACAACTCGCTAGGATATTCCCAGAACGCGTTTATCACGACTCTCGGTGCACGACAGACCTTAGCCCCATAATCGATGAAATAACCGCTCACTTTAACGCATTATTCGAATGGGACAAGGCTCGGAAGTACATTCCCTCCGGCCACCTGGCAGCAGCAGCCCAGATTGCATTCGACGCATACTCCGAGCGACGAGTTGCAGTGTCAGAAAGCGGAGAGAGCTCTTATCTAGCCGAAGAACACCTAGATGCTGACAGGGAGGAGGTGAGTGCGGGAGATAGGAAGTACTGGAGAAGGTCCCGGGACCACAACGGACTCAAACTACCCTGCTCTTTCCCCTGTAAAGTATTTGATGGAAGCACTCCCGGGAGGGATCATGCTGCCCTACGCACAATCACGGATTCCATCGATACAACTGCGTCACTGCTAGCCGAAGCAGACCAACTTAGAGCATCATGGCCTCGAATCCCACCCGAGAATTGGATTGTGTCTCACCCGTCGCTCTTGCGGAAAGCCCAATATGACGACCTGGATGCGGCCATATTCGTGATCACAAGGGGATTGCAGCCCAACGAGACTCTCACAGAGCACCCTCTATACCGGCTGCTCCGAGAACACCACCCAATGCTCAGACCGGGGCTGCTGGCATTTGCAGCCCCTCCAGCGGCATGGGCCCAGGGGGCGGGAGACCGGCTAGCATGCCGCACCGCCCTCGAGGTTTTGGAAAGTGGCCGATAGCCACTCAGCGCTTACTCTAGCGCTATACAAATAAGAGCGCAAACCACAGCCCCAGTACGGGGGGCTATATAAATACCGTACACATGGCGCCTCTCCGGGCGCCTTATAAGTGCGGGGCCCTAGTAGCTGAGGGATTCAATTCAGGGTGACCGGAGGTCACCTGATCCGAGCTATGGCCA